ACAATATCTAAAAAACCATTTACAGATCTTTTACACCACTCATGTGTGTTAGGTGTTCAAGGATACCCTAATGGGATAGTTGAAGGTTTATGTGATGGAGTAATACTTGCAGAAAAAGGAAGTGAATTTCTTCAACATTGGTTACTCAGTTATAAAAGCCATCGTTCAAAAGGAAGAGACCAGTATTGGGCGGAACATGCTGTTCACATGCCTTATAAATTGTCCCAACAGTACCCTCATTTACTTCATATAGAACCTTATAGTAGTTTCCATTATCCTCTATATCATGGGGATGACCCTGTATCTAGTACAGATGGGATAAAGGTATTATTTGAACAAGATAAGGATTTTAAAGATGCTTATTGTCATCATGTATGGGAATCTATAACTTGGGAACCCTATTTAAAAGAATTAACAATTGAAGAAATTAATAAAAATAATACTACATATAATAACATAGCACGAAAATTTATTTAATATGAAAATAGCACTCATAACTGGTATAAATGGTATGGATGGTAGTCACCTTGCAGATTTACTTTTATCAAAAGGATATAAAGTTTTTGGGATGGAAAGAAGATCATCATCTAAAAATAGAACAAATACTATTCACTTAGAAAATAGAATAACATTTTTACAGGGGGATCTGACAGACCAAAATTCATTGTTAAGGTGTCTTAAAGAAAGCAACCCCGATGAAGTATATAATCTAGCAGCTCAATCTTTTGTAGGTGAAAGTTGGAATACCCCAGAACATACATCTGAAGTTACAGCTTTGGGGGTACTTAGAATATTAGAAGCCATTAGGGAATTTAACCCTAAAATAAAATTTTACCAAGCAAGTTCTTCAGAAATGTTTGGAAGAATGGTAGAAAATCCTGCTAATGAAAATACTCCTTTTTACCCAAGAAGTCCCTATGGTGTTTCCAAGTTATATGGTCACTGGATAACTAAAAATTATAGAGAATCTTATAATATGTTTGCTTGTAGTGGTATATTATTTAACCATGAATCAGAAAAAAGAGGCATTGAATTTGTTACTAGAAAAATATCTGATGGTGTTGCACGAATCAAATTAGGCTTAGCTGACCATATATCACTAGGTAATTTAGATGCTAAAAGAGATTGGGGATATGCCCCTGACTATGTTGAAGCAATGTGGTTAATGTTACAACAAGAAACCCCTGATGACTATGTTATAGCTACGGGTAATACTTATTCCATTAGGGAATTTTTAGATATTGCTTTTAACTACATTGGCATTAAAGATTGGAAATCTTATATTAAACAAGATCCAAGATTTATGAGACCTGCTGAAGTAGATGTTTTAAGGGGAAGTTTTAAAAAAGCGAAAGAAAATTTAGGTTGGACTCCCCAAACCTCTTTTACAGATCTAGTAGAAAAGATGGTTAAAAATGATATTAATTTGTTAAAATGAATTTAGTTATATTTGCTTGTGAAGCTAAGGGCCTTAGTTCTTTAAATAGTATAATGAATGAAGCTTCTGAAAGAGGGGTTAATTTATTTGCTATGATATGTCAAGAAACCCACTTACAAAATCCTACCCAAAATAAGGATAAATTTCAAATATTAACTAATTGTGAAAATATCAATCCTACATATTCTAAAACTTTAGGAATTACATTGCCTTTTAAACCTGATTGGCTTTTAGTAGCAAGAGAAAGATGGGATCCTGAAACTTCAATTATCTTAGAATTTAAACAAAATTTTGGATGTAAGGTTGGTTTAGTTGAGCCTAATTCTTGGATATTAGGAAATGCTGAAATTATATTAGAGATCCAGTCAAGAAATAGGTTTAAAGACGTAATAGATGTTTTTTTTACTCATTCTTCTTATCAAGAATCAATCCAAAAAAAATTAGGATTTGAAGGGAATATGGTTTTAGTAGGAAACCCCAAATATGATATAAATTTAAACCTAACTGATAAAGATATACAAAGTGTAAAATCTTACTATGATGTTGACCCTAATAGAAAAAAGGTCCTACTATTTTCTTTAGTAAATACTAACAGGAAAAAACTTTTTAAGGAATTTGAAAAATATATAAATAATAACCCCCACTACCAGTTTTATTTTAAACCATATCCGGGTGAACCTTTTCTCCCCCAATTTAAAAATGAGTATTTACCAAACTTTTTTCTTAAAGGAGTTACTCCAATTCTAGAAGAATCCCATATATGGGCTATGTTTAATATATGTGACATTCATATTGGGTGTTTAAGCTCTATATTCCATGCTTCGCTACTACTAAATAAAAAAATAATAGATCTTTCTAAAAATCTTAATATCCCTTCCCAATATTTAAAAAAAGACCACATACTGAATTCAAATAATGTAGGGTTAGAGGATTCTAAAAGTCTTTGGATGCGTTCTTTAAATATAACAGAAAATGAATTATTAGAATTATTATGTGATAAAAATTTTGAAATAATAAAAAATAATAACAATTCTATTTGGAATTCTAAAGAAAATTTATTACATTTATTTGATGATTTCAATGACAGCAAAGCATCTAAAAGAATTTTAAACTACATAGAAAATGAAAAATAAATCAATTTTAATCACTGGAGGTACTGGGTCTTTAGGGAAAGCACTTATTAAACGACTTAAAAAATCCAATAAAATAATAATATATAGTCGTGATGAGGGTAAACAAGCTTTAATGTTTGGTAATAATCCTGAAATAATTAGAGTTATTGGAGATGTAAGAGATTACAATAAATTAAATGTTACTTTACAACGCCATAAAGTAGATTATATTATCCATACAGCAGCATTAAAAAGAATTGATGATATGGAGTGGCATCCTGATGAATGTATTAAAACTAATATCAATGGATCTGAAAATGTAGCTAGAGCAGCTTTATCTAATGGAGTAAAAAAATGTATTTTAGTTTCCACAGATAAAGCTTGCCAGCCTGTAAATGTTTATGGTTCAAGTAAATTTATTGCTGAACGTATATTTACAAATTATGATTATCATTCAACTAATACAATATTTGCTTCTGTTAGATATGGAAATGTAATTGCTTCTCGTGGTTCATTTGTTCCTTTATTTATGGATTGGATTAAAAGGGGTCAAAAAATTAAAGTAACATCTGAAGAAATGACTAGATTTTTATTTACTTTAGATGATGCCGTAGATGCTGTTTTGGGGGCATTAGAAAATTCCCAAGGAGGAGAAGTATTTGTCCCACAAATAAACTCATACACATTGCCCGTTTGTATTGAAGCTTTAGAAAAAATTGTTAATAAAAAATCTAATACAGAAATTATGGGTTTAAGACCTGGGGAAAAGTTACATGAAGATATGTTAGCTGAAACTGAGTTACCTTTTACATTTCAAGTTCCTAATATTAATTTACTTCAAATTAGACCCCAATATACAACTAAAACATATCAAAATTGGGAAAAATACACAGGCCCTCATTTTAATTCAGAATTATGGGTTAAAAAAGATATAAATGAATTAATTGATTTAATTAATAAAGGACTAGATTGTTAAAATGAAAGTATTTGAATCAAATTTTTCAAAAGAAGAAATTAATCCTGTAATTGAAGTTATAAAAAATGGTCAGTTAGGTTTTGGTTCTAATGTATTAGAATTTGAAAAGCAATTTCAATCTTTTTCTAATAAAAAATATAACATAGCAACAAATTCAGCTAGTGCTTCAGCTTTTATAATATTTGCTTATCTAAAAGAAAAATACGGATCTTGTGATGTTTACACTCCTTCATTAGGTTTTACTTCTCCCGCATGGGCAGCTAAACATTTTGGACATAATATTATATGGGTAGATATTAATGATAATTTACTATTTGATATTAATGATTATTATGAAAAAAGAAAATTAAGGTGTGAAAGATATAGTGACGGGGGAATAACCCCTGTGCTAATGCCTATATTATATGGTGGTGTTAGTGATATATCTGGATTTGATAACATTGAAGGAGGATATAATGAAATAATAATAGCTGACTCTGCACATTGTGTAACCCCCACAATAAAATCAGATTTTACCTTTTTTTCATTTCACCCCTATAAACCAATATGCTCTAGTGATGGTGGAATGATATCTACAGATGATCTAGAGGCAACTAAATATTTTCAAAACTATAGGAATTTTGGTAGGCAAAATGTTAATAATTCTTATAATATAATACAAGAAGGTTTTAAATTTTATATGAATAATTTAAATGCTTCAATTGCTTTAGCAAGTTTAAAAAAATATAAAAAAAACTTAGAAATTAGAAAAACAAACTATTCTAAATTAAAAGATATATTACCCCATGACAGTAACTCATCTTATTATTTTGCAACTAAATTAATAGGTAGTGCGAATAAATTTAATAAGAATAACCAATTGGCTAGACATTATCCACTATTACATAAAACAGATTACTTTAACACTGGAATTTGCCTCCCTAACACAGAGTTATTACATTCACATATAATCAATTTACCTCTATGGAAACTTTTATAATAGCAGAAGCAGGAGCAAACCATAACAGAAATTTTAACCAAGCATTATCTTTAATTGATGTTGCTGTTGAGAGTGGGGCAAGTGCCTGTAAATTCCAAACCTATACATCCGAAACTTTATATAGTAAAAATACACCTAATTTCGCAGGGTATAAAAATATAAATAAATTAATTAAAGATATAGAATTACCTCGTGAGTGGCAAAAAGACTTAAAGCAGTATTGTGATGAAAAAAGTATTGAATTTATGTCTACTCCTTTTGATGAACAAGCCGTAGATGAGTTAGTTGGTTTGGGGGTTAAAAGATTAAAAATTGCAGGATTTGAATCAACAGATTTTAGATTTGTTGAAATGGTTGCTTCTTCAAAATTACCTTTAGTTATTTCTTTAGGTATTGGGTTTAAAATGAATTATTTAGGTAAAATATTTGAAATAGCAAATAAATACGGAAATGAATTAAGTTTTATGTATTGTAATAATGCTTATCCTACCCCAATAGAAGATGCTGGGATAGGAATAGTAAAACAGCTTTCCCAAGATACTAGATACCGATGGGGCTTATCAGATCATACTAAAAGCCCATTTACACCTGCTTTAGCCGTAGCTGCAGGAGCTAAAATAATAGAAAAACATTTCACATTAAGTAAAAAACTTCCGGGACCTGATCATCCTTTTGCTTTAGAACCTGATGAGCTAAAACAAATGGTGGATTATATCAGATTTTCAGAGTTATCGGTTTCAAAACAATCTTCAGATGAAATATCCACTTCAGAACAGTCATTTACTAAAGCTATGCGTTCAGTGGTATCTAAAATTGACATTAAAAAAGGGGAAATATTAACAACAGATAATATTACTACTAAAAGACCATTTCTTCCAAATTCTATCCCTGCTATGGATTTTGAAAATATTGTTGGTTTTCCTATAGATAAAGATATTGAAGCAGACACCCCATTACTAAAACCAGATGTTCCTAAATACTATTATCCCTTATATATATGAATGTTATTATTTCCCAAGAAAACTCTTGGTCTCAAAAATTATTTGAAAAATTAAAAATAAAGTATCCATCCTTTATTTGGGTTAAAGAATGCAACTTACAAATTTTAGATGCTTTATCCCCCAAATGGGTGTTTTTTTTTCATTGGTCTAAAATAGTACCTAAGGAAATTTATCAAAAATATAAATGTGTTGTTATTCATACTGGAAGATTACCTAAAGATAGAGGGGGAAGCCCCCTCCAAAACCAAATACTAAAAGGAATAACCCATACTAGGGTTAATGCTATTGAAATGGAAAAAAAAGTAGATAGTGGGGCTATATACCATTCAATACCAATTACACTACAAGGAAATATAACAGACATATGGTTATCAATAGCAGATACAGCGTATAAACTAATTAATTATTGTATTATTTCAAACCCAAAACCAATCCCTCAAAATGGAACCCCCCAGGTTTATAAAAGAATACAAAATAATAAAGTAGAATTTGACCCTTTGAAAAATATTTCATATGTTTACGACCAAATAAGAATGGTTGATGATATAAATTACCCAGATGCTTATTTAGATATTAATGGGTATAGATTAGAATTTAGTAGAGCAAAATTAGAAAATAATCAAATTATAACGGATGTCAAAATTAAAAAACAATAAACTAAAAATATTAGTCCTAGCAGCTCATCCTGATGATGAAACACTTGGTTGTGGAGCTACAATAGCTAAATTAGCTCAAGAAGGGGCTTATATTAAACTTCTTACATTTACAGATGGGGTATCATCTAGACCTCCTGAAAAAGTTCCATTTTCTAATAGAAATCAAAGATTATTTGATGTATGTAAAAGTTTAGGAATAGATGATTATATGTATGCAAATTACCCAGATAATAGGTTAGACATTATTTCTTTATTAGATAAAGCTAAATATATAGAAAATAATGTGTCTTTTACCCCAGATTTAATTTTCACACACCATCCAAATTGTTTAAATATAGACCACAAGCATGTTTATGAGTCTACTTTAGTAGCTTTTAGACCTCAACAGGGATATAAACAAAAAATCTTAGCTTACTATACCCCTTCTTCTACAGAGTATAATCCCCAAAATTCATTTAGGGGGAATGTTTATTATGATGTTTCTTCTACTTATGAAGTAAAATTAAAATGTTTAAAAAATCATTATAGTGAAGAAATGAAACCATCCCCCCATGCTAGAAGTTATGATAATATAGAAAATTTAATGAAAGTTTGGGGGAGCGAAGTTGGATTAAAATACGCAGAAAAATTTGAATTAATAAGGGAAATAGTATGAAAATTTTATTTTTAGGATATAAAAATTGTAAATTACATAATTTCTTAAATCTTAAGTATAAGGTAACCCAAACTATGGATAAAATAACTCCTTCAGTAGTTAAAAAATTTAATAAAGTAGTAAGTTTTGGCTATCCTCATATTCTTAAATCTGATATAATTAATATAGTAAATAGCCCTATAATTAACTTACATATATCATATTTACCTTATAATAGGGGATGTCATCCTAATTTTTATTCTTTTTTACATAATACACCTAAAGGGGTTACTATCCATTACATAGATGAAGGTATTGACACAGGTAATATTATACTTCAAAAAGAAATTAACTTTCCTCTAGAAGAAAACACCCTTCATAAAACCTATAAGTTTTTAATAGAAAATATCCAGGATCTATTTATTTCTAACTACAAAGACATTTTAAATGATAAAATTATATCTACCCCTCAAAAAGGAAAAGGTACTCTTCATTATAAAAAAGAGTTATCAATTTATAAAAACATACTAACTGAAGGGTGGGATACTAAAATAAATAAAATAATGATGAAAAATAAAAAAAGAACAGATTTAGAAATTATAGATGAAGTAGCAAATATAAGAGAAAAAAATAATGTTAATTGGATGGATATATTAAGATTAGCATTCAAACATGCACCAGAAGATGCAAGAAAATTAATGGGTAGAGTAAATGAATATGATGGTAGAATTTCTCAACTCTTAAAGGAACTTTCTGAAAATGGATAAAAATATAAGTGTTGTTATACAATCAAGGTTAGGTTCTCAAAGAATTCCTAAAAAAATGCTTAAACCTTTTAGTAATACTACTTTAGTAGATATACTATTAAATAAAATAATAAAACTTAATTCTATTTCCCCACAACAAGTATATTTTTGCGCCCATGAAGATGAACTTATTAGAGTAGCAAAAAAATATCCTGTTAATATTTTTAAAAGGAGTAAAGAATCTTCTAATGAAGAAAAAGATCTTAAAATACTTTATGAATGGCATAAATCAATTCCTACTGAATATATAGTAATGATTTCGGCCTGCAATCCTTTATTAAAAGTAGATACTATAGATGATTTTATTATAAAATTTAAAAAATCAAAAAGAGAAGGTGCTATTAGTGTATATGAAAGTAAAAATTATTTTTGGAACTCTGATGGGAAAATGTTAAATAAGTGGCCTGAAGGATTTACTTCTATGAATACTAAATATGTAGAAACTACCAAAGTAGCTGCTCATTGCATGTATGGATCTAGAGTAGATTTAATAAAAAATGGAGATTGGGTAACTAATAAGTTACCTTATGAACCCGAATTAATAAGTATGCCTGAGTTAGAGGCATTTGATATTGATGAACCTTGGCAGTTTAAAATAGCAGAAGTTTTATATGAAAAATTGTAAAGAAATATACTTAATAGGCCCAGGTAGGAGTAAATTAAATTATGATATTTCTAATCTAAAAAATAAAATAATCTTTAATTTTTCAGGAGATTTAGTTTGGTTTAGTGAAAATAATATTTATCCTACTTATTGGACATTTTTAGATCCTAATAGTACAACCTATTTAATAGATAGAATCCAAACTAAAAAATACAATCCAATTTGGTTTGAAGGATTAAAAAAACATACTAAAATAATGTTCCATAACTTTCAGGGAACTGATAGTTTTTATAATGAGGGATTTACTACTTCTAGGGGAAAAGATTGGAACAGAGAAGTATTTGGTAAAACATTACTTCCTTCAATTTCTTCAATTTTTAAGGAAACTATTAAACTCCCTCAGAAAATATCTATAAATAGTTATAAACCTTTTTACTCTAACTCCCCAACACCAATCTTTCCAATAATAGTCCCAGAAAATAGGATTTATATGGATAAGTTTATATGTTTTATTTTACCAACAGTATTAGCTTATTTTGAAGAATTAAAACACATAAAATGTATAGGTTTTGGAGATTTTAATAAACCTAGACTGTATAATAATAATAGTGGGGGTTATGAAGCTTATAAAATTTCATATAGTTTATTTAAAAATAAATTAATGGATTTACTGGAGTTTAAAAAAATAAACATTAAATTTGAAAATAGAGATTCTTATTTTATAGAATTAGAAAAAAATAATAAAAATGAATGATTTTAAATATAGCATACATACAATTGGGGATAGTCATGCTTTTAAAGCCTCTTGTGTTGAAGGAGTTAAACCCCAAGTAATTCAGCACCATTTAGGCCCCGTTTTATGTTATAGTTTTGGTGTAGAAAAATTAAATAGGTGTGATATTCGTAAATTAAATATTAATAATGGAGATAGTATTATTTTTTGTTTAGGAGAGATAGATTGTAGGTGCCATATACATAAACATTTAAACCATGAAACAACATATCGAACTGTGATTGATAGAATAGTAGATAATTATTTTGAAGCAATTAAATTAAATATTCAAGTTTCTAAAATAAAATTAAAAAATGTATGTGTTTATAATGTTGTTCCCCCTATACAAAAACATAATACTAAAGAAGACCCATCTTTTCCATATTTGGGAACTGATGAGGAAAGAAAAAATTATGTTCTTTATTTTAATAAAAAGTTAAAAGAAAATTGTAATAAAAACAATTTTATATTTTTTAATGTATATGACAAATACACAGATGAAAATGGATTTTTAAGAAAAGATATGAGTGATGGGATATGCCATCTTAAAAATAAGATACACGTTAAAAATTTCATAATTAAAAATCAAATATAAATGGAAAAAATAACATTTTGTATACCTAGTAAATCTAATTTGCGTTATTTAAAAACATGCATTCCTTCTATAAGAAAAAATGCCTATAGAGATGATCATGAAATTATAGTATTTGTAGACTCTGATGAAGATGGAACACTTGAATGGTTAGAACAGGTAAAAGAGGAATATAATATAAAATATTATGTAAACCCTAAATTAGGGAAAGAATTATATGGTATTGGTAAAGCATATGATTATTGTATAGAAAAATCAACAACAGACATTTTTATAATATTCCATGCTGATATGATGTTAGGAAAACACGCAGATTTAAATGCATATAAACGATTAAAATCAAAATCTGTAGTATGTGCTACAAGAATAGAGCCCCCACTTCATCCTAATGGGGGTGAAAAAATATTAATGGATTTTGGAATGTGGCCCGAAGAATTTAAAGAAGAAGAATTTAATAAGTATGTAAATGAACATTTAGAAGATACTAAAACAACAGAAGGTATATTCGCCCCTTGGATGATGTATAAAAAAGATTTTATAGAAATTTTAGGAGGACATGACCCAGTAATGCATTCTTGTAGAGAAGATTCTGATTTATTTAATAGAATGTTATTAGCAGGATTTGAATTTATTCAACCTTGGAACTCTTTAGTATATCATTTAACAGGAAGAGGAGCAGGTAGTTTTGATGGTGATCCTGAAAGACATGAAAAATGGAAAAAAGATATGAATAATTCTACATTAGAATTTATACGCAAGTGGGGAACTAATGTTAACCATACACCTTTAATGAAACCTATAGTCTACCCTGTTTATAAAAAATGTGTTAATATTATTAATTCAAACTCTCAACTACAAGAAGCTCTACAGCCTTGGTTTAATGGGGGGAGAGATATTATAGTTGAAGTAGATGGAAGTACTTTTAATAATCAAGATTACCAAATAATCCAACAATTATCAGCTATTATCCAGGATAGTGGGGAAATAGGTACATTTGAGTTAGGCAATTTAAAAATTACAATTAATAATTTAAATTCATATGAAAATGATTTAGTAAAAATTTGATTTTACCAATATTTTTTTTTACATTTATCCTAAAATAAAAGTTATGAATAAGTATAAATATTTCAATGCCTTAGACCAAAATGAAGAAGCTGTTGGTGTTATAAAAGCTAAAGATGAAAAACAAGCTTATATAAAAGCAGCAAAAAAGAAACAACTCCCATTAGCAGATTTTGTAAGTATTTTTAGAATTAAAGAGATTGAATGAAAGATAGAATTAAAAAATCATTACTCCCCATTGCAGGATCTAATATTAAAGTTTTAGAAAATCCTAAATCTCTTGAGAAAAAAAAGAAAAATAGATTTATCCAACTTGTTAACGCTATAAAAGAAATAAACAGAAGAGCAAATGAATTAACTGAAGAGTATGGTATTAACATGTTTTATTATGAAGATGCTCATTACCAAATTATGGAAGTTTTATTAGAAGAACTTTATGGTTGTTCTGCTTGTAAAGTAATTTTTTGGTGGGTTTATGATGCAGAAAACCCAAAAACTCAAAATTATAGAATTCAAGATGAAAAAACAGGAAAAGAATACCCAATAAAAACTACCACTCAATTATACAATACAATTAAAAAATTGAAATTATTTAAATAAAACAAAAGTTATGAATATGTATCCCCCAGTTGATATTATAGAAGATATGAAATGTATAAAATGTGATAAAATAATTAACCCAAAAAGATTGGAAATTCTTCCAAAAACAAAAGTTTGTGTTAATTGTTCTACTGAATCTGCTAAGAGAGGAGTACCTGTAATGAGAGGGACAGGTGATCACACTTGGGTCGATTTAGAAGTCCTAACTCAGGAACAATATGATGAATATAAGGAATTAACAACTAAACCTTCTAAAAGAGTTAAACATAAAGAAGAATCACAAGACTTTGAAAATGAAGAAAAAAATCTTCAAGGTCCTTTTAAAATAATCAACCCAGAAGAAGAATAAATGCCCGCAGCAAAACCCATATCAAAAGATATGTGTTTAGCAGCGATGAATAAAACTAAATCAGTTAAGGCAGCTGCTAGATACTTAAATTGTTCATATCATCACTTAAAGCGTTATATGTTGCTTTATGTCGATGAAGAAACAGGAAAAACTTTGTTTGAATTACACAAAAACCAATGTGGTAAGGGTATTCCTAAATTTTTAAAATCAAGTGGTAAAGAACCTGCTTTAATAGATATAATAGAAGGTAAAATAAATCCTGCATCCTTTTCTCCTGATAAACTAAAATATAGATTAACATCTGAGGGTTATTTAGAAGAATGTTGTGGTAATTGTGGTTTTCAAGAACATAGAGTAACTGATCATAAGGTACCTTTAATATTAAATTTTAAAGATAAAAATAAATTGAATTATAACTTAGATAATATAGAATTTTTATGTTATAATTGTTATTTTTTATTTATAGGAGAAGTTTTTACTGAAAGAGACATAAAAAAATTAGAAGATAATAAATCAGTCACTAAAACTACAAATGCTGTAGATATGCAACTAGATGACTATCACCTACAAAGATTACGGGAGTTAGGTTTAGATGGAGAAAATCCTATAGACGATAATGATCCTTACAATTTAGTTTCTTATAAGTAATTTGGATATTATATATTTTTTCTTTATATTTATTACCAATGAAGAAAGGTAAGAAAATAAAACCCATCAAGAAAAAAAAGCATGATAAAATAGTAAATGATTTTGAAAAATCTAAACAAAGACATTTAGAAAATCTTGCTACCAAAATGCTTAAAAAAGATGAAATGTTTTCAAAACTTAAGGAGAAAAAAATAGATATTAACTTTTTAGATTTATTTTAATATGGCAATAGAATTTCAAGTAAAAAATGTTGAAGAATTTGAAAAAATGATCCAAAATATGGATTTTAAAATTTCAGAAGCATTAGTATCAACTGTGTTAAAAAATCTTAAAAGTAAAAGACGTTACCATCATGCTTTTAGTGTTATAAGTGAAGAAGATGGGGACATATATGATATTACTATAGATAGACAGGATTTTAATAAAACTCTTATGGAAGCTTTACCCAAATATGAATTAGAAGAAAAATATGAAGAGTGTATTAAAATCCAAGAAGCAATGAAATTTCTCCAAAAAAATAATGATTAGTAAAGAATTTAGATCTTTATTCAATAGTTTATCTCAAGAAGAGATAATAGAATTACATCTAATTGATCCTGAATTTTTATCTATATTTTGTTATATGCTTACTTTAGAACTTCAAAATGAAAGAGAAAGTTTAACAGAATAAAATAGATATGTCATATAAAAAGTGGATATATAAATACCAATACCTAACAGAAGAACTTGAGGAAACTAAAAAAACCAGTAATGAATACATTGTACATTTTACAGAAACATTCTCAGTAGATGAAAGTGAAGAAAACTCCCCTCCAATTAAAAAAGAATTACTCCCTAAAAGAATTCCAGATAACCCTGGAAAAGGATTATTTAAGATTTTAAGTAAATTATTTCACCCTGATAGGGGAGGAGATGAAGAAAAATTTAACCAAATTTCAGAATTATATAGAAATAAAGATACCATAGGTTTATTTCTTATAGCTGAAGAAAATGGTTTAGATGTGGAGAAATTTATAGATGAAGAGTTAGTTAAATCTTTTGAAGAATCTTGTAGTGCCCAAGAAGATAAAATATATAAAACAAAAAATAGTCTTGCTTGGCATTGGGGAACAGCTGAAACAGAAGATAAAAAACTTTTTTTAATTAAACACTTTAAGAAAAACCATAACCTAGACTATAATAAAAAAGATCAAGAAAGTAAATAGGGCAACCAATTTTTTTTCTTATTTATGTTAATATTTTTTACAAATTGGATGTATGTTGGTTTATAAGGTAAATATTCTAGTTCTAATTCTACTTCATCTAAATCTTTGTTATCTTTTTTAATATTACAAGACTTACAACAAGTAGCTAAATTTTTCCAATCATTTTTCCCCCCTTTAGACCTAGGAATAACATGATCAATAGTTAAATTCTTTTTGCTACCACAATATAAACAATGGTACCTATCTCTTCTAAAAACATTTTCTCTACTTAAAGGTACTTTTCTAAATGGAATAGAAACATATCTTAATAATCTTATAATTGCAGGTCTTTTATATTTTCTCTTCTCAGTAATAATAGGATTATTATTATATTGAACTACTTCTGCTTTTTTTAAATAGACAAGATTAAATGCCCTTTGAAGTCCCGTAATATTAATAGGAGAATAATCAGCATTTAATACAAGAATAACTTCCATAAAAGTTGTTTTAAATAAATATTAAAGATTTATATAGAAATATTTGGTTACCTGAAGAAGGATTCGTATATTTAGGTATAAATTAAAAAATAAAGGTCATGACAGTATTAAGATTTTTCAAAGATGAGTTAACAGGTGATGAATGTGCAATTGCTTGGAATGGTACAGAAGAGATTTGTATTACAGAAGCTCAAGCATATGATATATTAGCTGAAGAGCAAGCACAACAAGATGCTTATGAATTAAGATGTGAGAGAGGATTTTAATTATGGCATTATTCAAATTTCAAAATAACAATAAATATGGTAATCTAAGAACTAGAATAGTTCATAGCCCTACCTCACAATTCTCATTCAAACCAAAAGGTTTAGGTTCATTTGTAAATGTGCAAAGGTTTTATTATGAAATGGAGCACGAATATCTTACCCCAGTTTTATTTAATGATCAAAACGGGGATAAGATAATGATGCCTGGTGGTATTAAAGTACATCCTAAAACTACATTAGACGATATTAAAATAGTTAGACCAAAACCCAAAAAAAGAACCGAGCCAATCATAGAAACTAATATTAGTAGCTCAGGTGGTGTTACATATGAAACTAAATACTACCCAGACTCAGGAAATTATTATTGCACTTGCCCAGGTACATGGAGAGCAAAAGATAGACGTTGTAAACATATTAAAGCATTAGAATTAAAAATTAAAAAATGATACCTAAATTTGAAAGCAGTTATATAAAAACTAAAGATAAAAAAAAGTTATTTAATTTATTTTTAGAATCTTATGATAATGAAGTAGTTTTATCTCCTACAAGAGAAATGTTAAAACCTTACTCAAATTTGATTTTATCATCATTAGATAAAAATCAAGTGGCAACTCGAGTAGGGGCAGTTGCTGAGTATATCTTAATAAAATATTACAATTGGGAAAAAAATGGAGATATTGGAAATGAAAAAGGATATGATGCTGTAGATAAAGAGGGAAAAAAACATGAAATTAAATCAATGTCTAATGAGACTCAAACTCCATATCTTGCATATGACCACTTATCAAAAGGAGGTAAATATGATATTTTAAGTATTTTGCATTTTAATGAAAAAAGAGTTTCTCATATTCCTAGTTGGGAAATTATCAAATTCATAAATGAAAACACCCTCCCAGGAAGAAAAACCAAATCTTTACGTTTATGTTTTGATGATCCCCTCTTAACAAAATTAGGAAAACCAAGAAAAAAATCACTATTTTTAGCTTTATTTTTAAAATATGAAGATAAACAATTTAAGTTTTAAATATGAAAGGTAGATACTATTGTGAATATGAAAGTCCTATATATAGGCAAATAATAGCTGAAAAATTAAAGCTAGAAAAAAAACAAATTAAAGGAACTAAAAAAGGAAAAAGAAAAAATGGCTAGAGAAAAATCCTATATATACCCAACAGTATTAGTATTTAAAACATCTAATCGTTCAAATGCTAAAACTAAAATAAAAGTTTATAAAACAAAAAATGTAGATGAAGTCATAGAGGGGCTAGAAAATGGTAAGCTTCCCGGTGTTCCTATTAAAGCTGAGGTTTTAGGTTTAGGGATTGGAGAAAATATAGTAAAAAAATATAAGGAACAATATAGTTTGTAATATTTATATAAAAAATATTCTATCTATGAGCCTGTTAAATAAAATAAAAAATGATTTTAAAGTTGATACAAAAGAAACTACAATCCAAAATTATTTAAAAAAATGCTCATCAGACCCTTCAATATATGCTTCTGCCCCAGAAAGAATTTTAAAGGCTATTGGTGATCCAAAAATTATAGATACTAAAGACGATCCAAGACTTAGTAGAATATATCAAAATAAAAAAATTAAAGTTTACCCATCATTTAAAGATTTTTATGGGATGGAACAAACAATTGAAAACATTGTTTCATTTTTTAAACACTCAGCTCAGGGATTAGAAGAATCTAAACAAATTTTATATTTAATGGGCCCAGTAGGATCAGCTAAATCATCATTAGCTGAATGTTTAAAAGGGTTAATCCAAAAAGAACCTATATATGTTTTAAAATATGGAGATGAAATCTCACCAGTTCTAGAATCACCACTTGGTTTATTTTGTGAACATAAAGATGAATTAGAAGAAGAATTTAAGATCCCTTCTAGATATATTCCTAACTGTATGTCACCTTGGGCAGTAAAAAGATTAAAAGAAGCAAAAGGTGATATTTCAAAATTTAAAGTAATAACTCTTTATCCTTCTATATTAGATCAAAAAGGAGTTTCTAAAACAGAACCAGGGGATGAAAATAATCAAGATATTTCAACTTTAGTAGGTAAAGTAGATATTAGAAAATTAGGAGACCATTCCCAAAATGATCCAGATGCATATTCATATTCAGGAGGTTTATGTTTAGGTAATCAGGGTATAATGGAATTTGTTGAAATGTTTAAGGCTCCAATTAAAGTATTACACCCACTATTAACTGCAACACAAGAAAAAAATTATAAAGGAACTGAACCTATTGGTGCTATTCCTTTTAATGGTATTATTTTAGCTCACTCAAATGAAAGTGAATGGGAAAAATTTTCTAATGATAAGAAAAATGAAGCTTTTTTAGATAGGGTTTATATGGTAAGAGTACCATATTGTTTAAAAGTAGATGAAGAAATTAAAATTTATCAAAAATTAATAAGGGAGAGTTCATTAGCTAATGCTTCTTGTGCTCCTAAAACATTAGATATACTATCTCAATTTACAGTAATGAGTCGTTTAGTAGAACCCCAAAACAGTAAATTAGTTTCTAAAATGAGGGTATATAATGGGGAAAATTTGAAGGAATTAGATCCAAATGCTAAATCCATTTTAGAATATAAAGATGATGCCGGTGTAACTGAGGGAATGGAGGGAATATCAACAAGATTTGCTTTTAAAATTTTATCTAAAGTATTTAATTATGACCAAACAGAAATATCAGCTAACCCAGTTCATTTATTATATATTTTAGAACAAGAAATTGTAAGACAACAATTCCCAAAAGATAAAGAAGATAAGTATCTTGACATTATTAAATCTGTGTTAGCTGTTAAATATGCTGAGTTTATTGGAGATGAAATACAAAAAGCATATATTGATTCATACCATGAATATGGCCAAAATATATTTGATAAATACGTTTTACATGCTGATTGTTGGATGAATGACACTGACTATAGAGACCCAGATACGGGAGAAATATATGATCGAGGAGCTTTAAATGAAGAACTAGAAAAAATTGAAAAAGCAGCAGGAATAGCTAATCCTAAAGATTTTAGAAATGAAGTAGTTAATTTCTTTTTAAGACACAAAGCTAATAATAATGGAGAAGCTCCCAAATGGACATCTTATAAAAAAATAAAAACAGTAATAGAAAAAAGATTATTCTCAAATACAGAAGATCTATTACCTGTTATTTCTTTTAGTGCTAAGTCAAGTAAAGAAGATAAGAAAAAACATCAAGACTTTGTTAAAAGACTAGAAGAAAGAGGTTACACCAAGAAACAAGTAGAACTAGTAGTACAATGGTGGAGCAGACATAGAAAACGTCAATAACCTCTACTACTTATAAAATAATATGGGTCATATAATTGACAGGAGAAGAAACTTTAAGGGTAAGTCCACTGGTAATAAGAGGAAGTTTGTTAAAAGAGTTGAGGATAAAATCAGAAAAGCATTACCTAAAACTATATCTGAAGGTAGTATTGAGGATATGGCAACGGGAAAAGGTAAAGTAAAAGTACCAATTAAAGGAATTAAAGAACCTAAATTTAGATATGATCATAACACAGGAGATAAAAAATATATTAGTCCTGGGAATGATCAATTTCAAAAAGGAGATAAAGTAAATAAACCCTATGGTGGTAGAGGACAAGGTGGAGGAGGAAGGCAAGGAAGCAAAGATGGATTGGGTGAAGACGAATTTTATGTTGAGTTGGATAGAGAGGAATTTTTAAAATATTTCTTTGAAAATTTAGAACTTCCTGATTTACTTAAGAAAGATTTAGAAGAACTTGTTGAACATAAAATCAAAAGAAAAGGACATACTAAAGATTCAACCCCATCTAGACTTAATATCCCTACATCAGTTAAAAATTCCTTAGCTAGAAAAATAGGAATAAAATCAATTTATAATAAAAAAATAAAGGAATTAGAAGATAAAATTAAAAATCTTACTGATAAAGATTTAATATTAGAATTAGAAGAAGAAATTAAAAAATTAAAATCATTAAGAGATTCTATTCCTTTTTTAGATGATGTTGATTTAAGATATAACAACTTTGAATTAGAATCAGAACCTTCTACAAACGCAGTAATGTTTTGTATTATGGATGTATCTGCATCAATGGGAGAAAAAGAAAAAACAATTTCTAAAAAATTTTTCACTTTATTATACATGTTTTTACATAAAAAATATGAAAAAATAGAATTAGTTTTTATAAGACATCACAGCGAAGCTAAAGAAGTAGATGAAGATGAATTTTTTAATTCTAGAGAAAGTGGTGGAACCCAAGTAGTAACTGCTTTAGATTTAACAAGAAAAATAATTAAAGAAAGATATTCATCCCTAAAATGGAATATATATGTAACACAAGCCTCAGATGGAGATGTTTGGGATTACCAAGATGCTTCTCAAACTTGTGATATTATTATTAATGATTTACTTCCTAATATAAGGTATTATGCTTATTTAGAGATAAGTAGATGGCAAGATAGAAGTAAGTTGTATTCTTACTATACTAAAATAGATGACAATTTCAAAAACTTCTCAGCTCAAAAAGTAAAGGATGAAAATGAAATTTGGCCTGTTTTCCAAAAATTATTTTCTAAAAAGAAAAAAGATGCTTAAATTAAAATCCAAAGAATATTATAAGAATTTATTTGATAAATCTGAATGGACTTTTGAAACCTTGGAAGCAGCTGATCACTTATGTGAGGTAATAGCTAAAGAAGAATTAAATATAGACATTTATACAAATCAATATGAAGTAGTAACTTCAGAACAATTAATAGATGCAATGTCATTAATTGGGTTACCTATTTCATATCCTCATTGGTCATTTGGTAAAAATTTCTCTCAACAAAAAACAGCATACAAGCAAGGACAAATGGGTTTAAGTTATGAAATGATTATAAATTCCAACCCTTGTATTTCCTATAACATGGAAGATAATACTACTTGTTTAATGTTGTTAGTTATTGCTCATGCTGGAATGGGTCATAATCACTTTTTTAAAAATAATTATATGTTTAAACAATGGACAAATGCTGATACTATTGTTGATTATATGAAGTTTGCTAGAGATTATATTATTAAGTGTGAAGAAATATATGGACCTGAAGAAGTTGAAGACATACTAGATGCTTGTCATGCTATCCAAGATTATGGGGTAGACAAATATAAAAAACCAAATTCACTCTCACCAGAAAAAGAAAAACAAAGATTTTTAGATGCTTTAGAATTTGAAAGAAAAGATTATGATCCTTTATGGGAAACTATTCCAAATTATAAAAATAAAAAAATAAAAAAAAGAAAAAAGAAAAAAATATTAAACCAACCAGAAGAAAATTTACTTTACTTTATAGAAAAACATTCTCCATCACTACCTACATGGAAAAGAGAAATAGTTAGAATATGTAGAAAAGTATCTCAATATTTCTACCCTCAAGCTCAAACCAAAATGATAAATGAGGGATTTGCTACTTTTACTCATTATTATATAGTTAATAGTTTATATGATAAAGGATATTTAAGTGATGGGTTTATGTTGGAATTTATAAAGCACCATACTGGGGTAATCACCCAACAACCTTACAACAGTAAATACTACTCAGGAATCAACCCTTATACTATGGGATTTAATATTTTTATGGATATAAAAAGAATATGTGAAAACCCAACAGAAGAAGATAAACAATGGTTTCCTGAATTAATAGGTAAAGATTGGAAAAAAGAAATAATACATGCTGCTTCTAATTATAGAGATGATTCCTTTATAGCACAATATCTATCTCCAAAAGTAATTAGAGATATGAGATTATTTGAAGTAACAGATCAAGAAAATTCTTCTAAATTAGAAATTTCATCAATTCATGATGAAGTTGGCTATAAAAGTATTATAGAAACATTATCAAAACAATATAATAGAGAAAGATATCTTCCTGATATTCAAGTAACAGATTTTGATAAAAAAGGAGATAGAAGTATGGTTCTAACTCATAATAAAAGAAAAGGAATTAGATTAGATGAAGAAGAAGCTGATGAAGTTGTTTATAATATTTGGCAATTGTGGAATTATCCTGTTTTTTTGATTAGTGAAGATGAAGAAGGGAATGTAGATGAAATATCTCATTGTGGAATGATGTAATTTATTTCATTTATTCCATATTTATATTATATACATACCTATGTCAACATTTACATTCCATAATCCATCGGGATCAGCATATTTTGTTCTAGAGGCAATTCCTAG